TCACCGGCTTTTACCTTTTTCCAAATTTCATCGTTGTTTACTTTCATTGAAATCATCCAAGTACCCTTTGGTAAATTAAAACCGTATAAATTAGATTTGTCTTTTTTTTCGTCTTCAATGATCCAACTTTCCACTACACTCATTCCATCCAACATTTTCTTTTCATGTTCGATTGTAGCGTTGTTTTGATTTGATCGCATTAAAAATAACTCGCTGGCTTTTCGAATTGTGTCTTCACTGAAAAAGATGTAAAATTCTTTGTCTTTTACACGTCGATAAATTTGTTTATTAGGAACCAACGCCGCGCCCATTAAAATACGCTTTTCGTTGTCAACTTCCTTTAGTTCTATTTTGTGTTCGTTTAACGCTACAAAGTTTTCTTCAAAGGCTGGACTTTCAACAACTGAAACGGCATTAATTCCCATTTCTACTTTTGTTTCGTCTATTAACAGTTCTATTATTTCAAACTTTTTCATATATTTTTAACTTATAAACTTGAATTTTGTTGCCTATTTCTATCTAAGGCCTGTTGGCTTGTTACTTGTCCACTAACTACATAAGCCATCGTTGGTTGTTGTTGTAATTGCGCTAATTGATTTATTCCGTTATTTCCTACCGTGTTAAATTGTGCGGTCATTGCTGCGGGTGGCGTTGGCTTTTCTCCTCCTCCTCCGTCTTCACCTTGAAATTTAGCTTTGGAAATCGCCGCAATTTGTAAACTACCCATTGCCGCTGCTGCAATACCAAACGGAATACCCGTTGGAATACCTCCACCGTTTCGAACTGAAGTAACTACATTTGAAGCCGTATCAATTATTGTTTGAACTATACGTAATTTTTTGTCACGTTTGAACATTCGTTTTTTAATTTCCTCTTCAGCTTTCGAACCTTTTTCTACACCTTTCAATCGTTCGTTATCCGAAGCATTCATTAAACCATTTAAAGAGTTGTAAACGTCCGAAAATGTTTTAGCAATCTTTAACGCCATATCTGTTTTGGCTTGTATTCGTGCTAAGTCTGCGGCGTCTTCTGCGGCTTGGTTTGATATTTTTAAATCTGCTGCGGCTTTATCCGTTACCGCTTGTTCGTCTTTGTACTTTTTATTTATTGCCGCTGAATCTTTGTTAAATTTATCCGTTAACGCTTTTTCTAATTCAAAACTACCTTTTGCGGCTTCAAATTCTTTGTCGTATGCAATTTGTAAATCTAAAAGTTCTTGTTCTTGTTGTGAATTTTTTAATTTTTGTAGCGCGTACCATTGTTCGTCCTCTAATTTAATTTTGTCTTCTGCAAATTGTTTTGATTTGTCTAATAATTCTTTTTGTTGTGTTGTTTGTCCCTCTTTTTGTTTATTGTAGTATTCAGCGTCTAATTTATCTAAGTCTATTACTAAGTTTTCGTTTATTGCTTTTATTAAAGCCGCTTTTTGTTTTTCAGTTGCTACCGTAGCGTTAACATCTTCAATTCTTCTTTGCGCATCTACAATTAATTGCGTTTGTTGGCGTTGGTCTTCATCTGCAATAGCTTTGATTTGTTCGTCTTCTATTTGCCTTTTTAAATTAACAACTTCTTTAACCGTATCAGCTCCAGCGTTTCCTATTCCAGTCGCAACGGCTGGCGGTATTGTTTGAAAAGTTTTTTCTAAGTTAGACGCTTTTTGACTTGTCTCTAAAATAAGTTTATCTATTTCTTTAATCTCTTTTTTAGCGTTTTCAGATTTTTTTAATATACCACGTGCCGTTATTGAAACAATGTTATACTCGTCTGTTAAGTCTACACCTGAAGCGGCTATTTTACGCGCTGAAGCTTCTAAGAATATTAATTCAATTCTTTTTTCAGCACTCATTTGTATTAATGCATCGGCCTGCGCTCTTAATGCTGAAGCTTCTACATAATTTTTTGAGTTTTTAATAAATAACCTTTCAGCTTCATTTAAATTTGTAGCCGTCCCAAACGTAGCACCTAAACTATCGTTGTAAATTTTTAAAGCTTTGTCTTTACTTATTACTCCTTTTTTAGCTTCTTCAAATGCAACCCCTACTTTTGTAGTAACCGCAGTAGCTTGAACCGCTGCATTTTTATAGGCATCTGAAGTTTCTATTAATGCTTTTTGTGCATAGTTTTGTTTATTCATTGCACCCGTTAACTTGTCCCAGTTTGCTATTAATAAACCTATTCCAACAACTAATAAACCAATTCCACTTGCTAAAAACACTTTACTTGAAGTAGTCATTTTTGCAAAAGCATCCGAAGCTTTTACACCTAATTGTTTAAAAGAATCTCCCGCTTCCATTACTCCATTTATGCCTTGCGTTAAAGCCATAACAGCTTGTAACCTTACCATAGTTTCTTGTAAGTCTTTACTTTCTACACCTATTAATGCTAAACCACCTTCAAAGGCTTGGAATCCGTCCAAAACACCACCTATTGATTTTGTTACAGCGGTAAATTTTGCATCAGGGTTAAACGCATCTACTAAGTCTTTACTAAACCCTATCTGGTCTTTTAAATCAGCTGCTGCCTTTGCAGCTTTTACGGCTTCTTTTGAAGTTTCACCATATTGTTGACTAACTTTCTGAAGTTCCGCAACGGCTTCTTTGTATTGTGACTTTAAGGATTTACTGTTATCCTGAATTTCTAATTCTATTGTCCTTTTTTCTGCCATTTGGATTTTCTTATTTCTTGTTTAAATATCTTTTTTACGTTACTTGTTAATTCGTGTTTTCCTTTGGCTACGTCCACAATTTCAGACACGCCATAAAAATCACCCGTTTTTAAAAGTTCTAAAATTAATTCTATCATGCTTGTTGAATTATATATAAATAATTAATTAATGTATTCCCGTCTCGGTTGTTTATTGTTATGGTAATTGTTATTGTTCGTTCTATTCCTGTAGTGTTTGCAGGTACGCATATTGTAACAAAACCACTTGTTGTTAACGGGTTTGGACTCATTGTAACGCCTACTAAACTACTTGTTAAATCTGCAAATGAATTTCTTTCGATGTTAATTAAATAATCGTAACATGCTGCTAACGCGCTAACCGTATTTATTGAGGGTGGATTAACCGGCCTAAAATCTAAATATAAACTAAAACTAACGTCCCCAGTTCTTAGGTTTGACTTCATTTCGTTTATTACATATCTTTTGTCACGAATAATTAACCGATCATTCAAGTTCAAATTTGTTAAAAGTGAAATTGGTAAATTGGTTTTTATGTTAATTAAACGGTTTTTAATATTGTACAAATTAGTCAAATATCCAAAATAGTATTCCGCAAATAAACTGTTTGAAATTGGAACGTTTAAAAGCGTGCTTTGATCCGCGCTAAAATTTAAAGAATGATTTACACCTTGTATTAATGCGTCTTGGCCAAATGGCATATATTCAGTTACTGAAACGTGCGTAGTTCCGTTCCAAAATTTAAAGCTGCATGGCTGTTGATCGTACATATAAAGTAATGTAGGCTTCGGTACGTAGCTTTGAAATGTTTCGTTTAAATGATACCCAACTTGCAATTCAGTTCCCGTAAATTTTTGAAACATTAAATTTTCAAATGGAACCTCAACGGAATATTCGCCGCCGTCATAATCAAAACTTGTATTTGTGTTTCCGTAGTCCCTGAAATATAAACTTTTAAAGTTCTTATTCATGAAACTTTCGCTTTCCAAATATTTAAACGAAATCTTTTTATACAACTTTATACGATCAACATCAATCGAATTTATATCAGTATATTTTGTAATATCTACAATCGCTCCTGAATTATACCATTCATCCAACGGCTGCAAAGTAAAATTATTTACTGAAGTTCCAAAACAAGTTAGATTAAATTCTTTTATTATTCCTGAAACAAAATCAGATACTTTAATTTCAGGTGCTAACGTTGCTAAATCTACATTGCCCGAAAAAGTTTGATTTGGTGCGGTCGTTGTATAATCTTGAAATCCTGAACTAATTGTACCCCCTGTATTAATACTATAATTTTGTCTATATGTTATATTTGCATTATAAGTAATATTTTCGCTCGCTCTTATTTTTATTATTACAGTTGAATCTAATCCGTCAACGTTACCTTGAGTTAAAACCGTATGCGTAGCGTTTGCATTTCCTACTCGCGTTACTGTATTCGAATAAGTTCCGTTAATAAAAACATCTATATACATTGTTACGGTTGCTGAAGAAACTGCGCTAATATTAACCTTTGTAATATGTAACACGCTTTCAGGAATTACCGCAACTAACATTATACTTGTCGTAAATTTGTATCGTAACGTATTATTTGTGGTATTAAAATATAAAGCTGCAAATGCAGGTGAAAAAGTTAAAATATCAATTTGTATTGGTTCCGTTATAAATATTTTTCCTAAAACATTTTTAAGCAATAAAAAACATTTTATAAAACGTTGGTCGCTCATCCATGAACCCGAAAAAGTAATGCCGTATTTTGTACCAATAGCTTGGATTATTCTACGTACACTTAACGCAGGAAATAACTCACTGAAAAAAATGGGGTGCGCGTTTTGAGTAATATCATAAGTTCCAACCCCACTAATTTGCCATAAATTTTTCCAACTAATTAAAGGGTATCTAACGTCGTAAAAAATTGAATCATCCGTTATTCTATTTAAAACTTCTGCAGCTGTATAAATATGAGAATAGTTGTTTAATTCTTTTACGTCACTTAATTTATCTTCTCCAAATTTATCTTTTAGGCTCAACAAATCGCCGTAAAATGTTATTTGATAATTATCAGCTATTCCTTTTTTTACGTTGGCTTTTTCTAAACTTATTTTTCCTGTTCGAAACGGCGTTAAATCTATTTCAATAAATGCGTTTCTTTTTATCGAATGATCTACTGTACTATCTACGTCCGATTGGTAAAAGTGTTCAAATATCGCGTTATTTAATGGGCTTGCCGGTACGCTAAAACTTAAACTAACATCCGTAAAAACTTTGGAAATATCAGCAATGTTTTGGATCGTTGAAGTAACTTCAATTGTTTCATCGTTAAATAATTCTAACTCCTGAAAATCTCCGCTTTCAAAAATTGGTTCTATATATATTTGTACTTTTCGTTCCATTACACAACTGAATTAATTACATCAAATGCAAATTCGAATTCCAACGAATAGTTAATCATTTTTGTATTTATGCTTTTAAACAATTCAGTAGATTTTGAATTTAATTTAGCCGGGTAATTATTAATAATAATTTTTTCGCTCAACATTAATTGCCGTAAAAGTTCGTTGTAACTTTCATCCACCCAATCAGTGTTTACTTTAATTGATTTTTTACCGTTGTTATTGAATATTTTTCTTTGCCCCTCTACCCTGTTATAACCTACTGCGTCAGTTTGCATTAAATTATATTCTTGACTTTCTACCGTTAACGTGTCATTGCTCGCAGCATAAAACCAAGTTCTTTGCCAGCATCCGTATTTATTTACGAAGTCACAAAGTACCGCATCGTATTTACAATTGCTTTGTGGCTTAAAAGTACCCGTCCAAATAACTGCATCTCCTGAATCTAAAATCTCTAAAGTATTTCCACTACTGTAATAACTTGGATACACTCTTAAAACGTCTATTAATGCGTTATTCGTTAATGTTTGCGTAAACGTTGCACCTGAAACTAAATTAGTGTACTTTGCTTTGTAGCTTGTCGCGGTTTTTACCATTATAAACCCGGCTCGGAAATCAGCGAATACACTTGGGTTTAAACCTTTGTTGTAATAAAAAATTCCTTCGTCGTGTAAAATATCGTAATTTAAAGTTGGGTTGTAACCTTCTTCGTAATATCCAAATCCGTCGTAACCTTTATAATCGGTTGTATCTAATAAAGTGTAAGTTCCTGAAGCTAATTTATATCGCTTAATTTTTACGTTTGCGTATTGCGTTGTTTGACTTGCTGCAAAACTATTATAAGGCGTTTGTCTAACCGTCCATTGTATGTATTCTCTAATATACGGGCTTACGTTATATTCAGTAATTAAATTATTTGTTGCCGGAATTAATTTACTTAGTGTATATTGTGGGCTTGCCGGTGCGCTTCCCGTTCCGTTCCATAAAAACAATTCTATTTTACTTCCTGTTTGTGCTGCTTCTGCTATTGTAATAATATACGGGCTTCGTGCTAAAATACTCATTTTATATTTTTTAAATTCGTGTCTAATATTTGCGTTAATAGTTGCTCGGCATCTAATCCGTACTTATCTATTAAAACGTCCGGTAAAGTTTTGTATGCTTGTTCAAATGGCTTAGTAAAAAATAAACTTGGTTTTATTCCTTTATAAAAAATACTTCGCGCAATAGCAAATTGAATTCCTTTTCTACTTTGAAACTTTCCCGTTTTACTTCGTGGTGCAATTCCTTTTCTAACTATCCATTTATCCAGTTTACTTGGTGGCGGCATTTTTGTTGTGTACGAATACGGCGTGTTAAATTTTCTTTTAGTTCCTGAAACTCCTTTGTCCTGAAAATTACCGTAGGGTTCCATATTAAAATAAACGCCTATTGAATTAGGCATCTGTTTAACCTCACCTTGGATCGAACTCGAAAGTTTGCCGCTACTATCTTTTCCTTGAGCGCGTAAATTTGCCTTCGCTTCATTTACTACGATGTCCCTAAATTTCTGTAAAGCTTTTAACGTTTCACTCATTAACAAATAGTCATATTGTTTGCTACTAAAATATCAAATGTCATTGTCCAACCGCTCAAATAGTTTTCAAATCGTTCTGCAAATGGTTCGCACGTTGGGTTGCCATCTACCATAAAATTATCTGAATACAAATCACCCCTGCGTAAAATTTCGTATAATCTATTTAAAACGGCTAATTGCGTATTTAAAACATCTTGTTCATTGTCATTACCAATAAATATTTCAGTTACTTCGTCTTTTGATATGTCCACAATATCCATAGCTAATAAACTAATATTGAAACGAATTACATTAGCTTCAAAAACCGCCGAATTTACCATTATATGACAAAGAGGGAAAATTGTTTGTTTGCCTAAATCAACTTGGAAAATGTCACCCGTTGTAACAGTGTTTACTATTGCGTCATTATCCAAATGATTTTTTAACGTGTCGATTATTGTGTAAAAGTTAGCCATGTTTTATTCTTTTGTTTAATTCGCGTTGTTCTATTTCTGTTTTTTGTCGTTCATAAGTAAGAAA